AAGGGGGCTGAGCATATAGGTAATCTTGTGAAATTAGTGGTTCAAAATGAGGTTAGTATGCGCTTAAAGAAAGAGCTGTCTGCAGGAGGGGTGTTATATAAGTGACAAGAGGCATATCATAAATTTTTAGCTTTTATAAAGCTAATCGGCTATTTTTTGTGCTGTTTTTTGGGACAAATCCAGATTTTATGATATAATATGATCATGAGTTCTTAGTTCGTATGACCCTCGATACTCAGCCGATTTTTGCATCTCAGCGAGTTCAATTCTCGCTCATATTATTCCCTATGACCCAACGCTAATTGCTCTATCTATTAGTGCAGTAACTTTAGCAGGCTTCGCTGCCTACAAACTATTCAGTTACATCAAAAAGTCAAAAAAAGCAAAAGCTCAGGAATATAAGGATTATGATATGATTACACCTACTACAATTGAAAATAAAAACATCTGTGAAACAATGATTTACAATGCAAGTTGTGGTGTTTTAGGGAATATCATATATGACACAGGCCGTGAGATGCCATCATGACAAACAACCCGCTTCGGCGGGTTTTTTTATAGGTGAAAAATGACAGATACCTTCACATGGGCCACACAGGTTTCACCAACCGCGACCGACACCATTAATCTTTTTACCGTGCAGTTCGGAGATGGTTACGAACAGGTTGCCATTAACGGCATCAATAATGTAGCAGAAGAATGGGAGCTAACCTGGACGGGGAAGAAAAAAGACGTTTCGGCTATCCGTGCGTTTCTTCATACCCATGCTCATCAATCGTTCTGGTGGTCGAATCCGTGGGGTGAGAAAAAACTCTACCGAGTGAAGCCTGACTCAATCAAACCAACATTTATCTCAGGGAAAGTAGTCTCAGTGGCCTTCACATTTAAACAGGCCTTTGCCCCATAATTTTAATTTTTTATGAGTTTGGTTTATGACAAGTTTAGAAGTGACTGGTAGCATGCGAGCCGCTTTAAAATAAAAATATGTGAATTAATTTAGGATTATTTGTTAATGAAAAAGTTAGCGCTTCTGGTTTTAAGTGTTGGATTCCTGTCTGCTTGTGCTACTAAGCAATATCCTCAGGCTCCTGCGGTCACAGGGGAAGAGACTTCTGCATTCGACTGTCAGGCGATCAAACAGGAAATTGCTAAAACGCACAGCATTCAACAAGAAATCGAGTCAACAGGTGAATTTGATGGCCGAACAGTTCTTGGCGTGCTGGGGGATTTTGGCATTGGTAATGGTATGGCTAAAAGTGATGCCAGAAAAAAGGCACAGGCGCGACTCAATCAGCTTGAATCTTTGAAACAGGTCAAGTGCCAGTAAAGAATTCAGGTCAAAACACAAACCCGCTTCGGCGGGTTTTTTTATGGGTAAAATTTATGGGGTTAAATGCTGATTTCCAGGCGCTGGAACCTGGCGAAAAAATCCAGCTAATCGAGGTTGATGGAACATCCTTCGGGATGGATAAGGTGCTTCGCTTCCACGCGTACAATATCCACTCCGAAGGATGGGCATCCTTTGCCGCTGACAATCTCCCATCGATCATCTGGCAGGGTAACGAATACGATCCGCATCCCTACGAGGTGACGGCGCTGGAATTATCGGGTTCGGGCCCACAACCGACGCCGACTCTTTCAGTGGGGAATATCTCTAACTACGTCACGGCGCTCTGTCTGCAGTATGACGACATGGTGAAGGCTAGGGTTCGCATTCATACCACGTTCGCTAAATATCTGGATGCCGCTAACTGGGTGCATGGCAACCCGAACGCCAACCCGAACGAAGAGCGTGTGCAGCTTTTCTATATCAATGCCCGAACCGCAGAATCGCGCGTACAGGTCGATTTTGAACTGTGTTCCCCCTTCGATATTCAGAACCTACAGCTGCCGGCAAGGCAAATTCTTCCCGTGTGTACCTGGTGTCTCCGGGGCTGGTATCGCACAGGTAACGGCTGCGACTACAACGGCACGAAGTATTTTCAGAAAGACGGCACGCCAACTGATAACCCTGCTCTGGATGTGTGTGGCGGTCGTATGCAGGATTGCAGGGATCGCTTTGGACAGGACAACCCACTTCCTTTCGGTGGCTTTCCAGCGGCAAATTTACAGGGGAAATAGCATGCGTAAACGCCTGATGGACGCAATACGTAAACACGTGGCGGCTGAGTACCCGAAAGAGGCCTGCGGAGTGATCGTTGAAACGAGTATGGGGCAGAAATACGTTTCCTGTCGCAACGTGGCCAGTGACCCTACTGAAACTTTCACAATGTCACCCGATGACCGACGTGCGGCTGAAAAACTGGGTGAGGTCATCATGGTTATCCATTCTCACCCGGATGTCACCAGACTGGTACCGTCTGAATTCGACCGTATCCAGTGCGACTGGTCAGGGATTGAGTGGGGGATTATGTCCTGGCCTGACGGTGATTTTTGCACGATTTCACCCCGTGACGAACGCGATTATGTCGGGCGTCAGTGGCTGCTTGGATACGCTGATTGCTGGTCGCTGATCCGTGAGTATTACCAGCGTGAACACGGCGTGGTTTTGGGGGATTACTCTGTCGATTACGAATGGTGGATTGATGCGAAAGAAAACCGCTACGACGATAACTGGGAGCGCGAAGGGTTCTACGAGGTGCCATTCAGCCAGATACAACCTAGCGACATGATCATGATGCAGGTCAGCGCCCCTGTAACCAATCACGCCGCGATTTATCTGGGCGACAACCAAATGCTTCATCACATGTTCGGACAGCTATCAACGCGCGTGCCTTATGGCAAATATTACCGTGAGCGGACTGTGCGCGTAGTAAGACACAAAGGAGTAAACCTTGAAAAAAACGCTGATTCTTAAAGGACGCATGGCGAAAAAGTTTGGTAAAACTCACCAGTTTCATGCGGCTGACCTGCGCGAAATGCTCAGGGCGATGTGTTCGCAGGTGCCGGGGTTCAGGAAGTACATGAGCGAGGCGCATGTGAACGGTATTCGCTTCGCATTTTTCAGCGGTCGCAACAATATCGGTATTGACGAGTTTGATATGACCGCCGGTGGGGAGGTGTTCAGTATTGAGCCCGTTATTGAAGGGGCAAAGCGGGGTGGATTTCTTCAGGTCGTTATAGGCGCGGCTGCGCTTGCTGCAGCATTCTTTACAGCTGGCGGCTCACTGGCGCTGTGGGGGGCTGCGCTGGGCGCAACTACGGCAACTGGTGCCGCTGTCACAGCCTTAACCTCTATTGGTCTCAGCATGGTTCTGGGCGGGGTAGTGCAGATGCTGACGCCGCAGCCTGATTTCAACGTGGGAGCGTCCTCCAGCACCGACAACAAGCCTAACTATGCCTTTGGTGCTCCGGTGAATACCGTATCAATGGGTTACCCCGTTCCTGTGCTTTACGGTGAGCGGGAAATCGGCGGCGCGATCATCAGCGCGGGGATGTTCTCCAGCGATCAGCAGTAATCATCAATTTCTGACAGGCCACCTTTTCGGTGGCCTTTATTATGGGTGCAATATGAACTACTCATTCACGGAAACCCCGTATTCAGGAAGAAAGGGCGGTGGTGGAAGCTCGCACACGCCTGTTGAGCAACCCGACGATTTGCTGTCTGAAGCCCGTTTAAAAATGCTGGTGGCTCTTTCTGAAGGTGAAATTCAGGGCGATTTGACCGCACAGGAAATTTACCTCAACGATACCCCCCTGGCGAATGCTAACGGCACTTATAACTTTGAGGGTGTTACCTGGGAATTTCGTACCGGCACACAGGATCAGGAATACATTTCTGGTCTGCCTGAGGTGAACAACGAACTGGCGGTCGGGGTAGTCGTCAGTGAATCGGTATCGTGGACCCGACAGTTTACTAATCTGGCGCTTGATGCCGTCAGAATAAAGCTGAGTTTGCCCGTTCAGTACCGCTATAAGAATAACGGCGATATGGTTGGTACGGTGACCGAGTATGCCATTGACCTTTCAACCGATGGAGGGAGCTGGCAGGAAGTGGTCAGGGGCAAATTTGACGGAAAAACCACGTCAGAGTATCAGCGGGATCACCGGATAAATTTTCCTAAGTCCTCTACCGGCTGGTCTGTTCGGGTTCGTCGCCTTACTCCTGATTCGACGGATTCAAAACTGGTTAACGCCTTTAGCGTCTTTTCTTTCGCTGAGGTCATCGACAGCAAGCTTCGATATCCCAATACCGCGCTGCTGTACATTGAGGTTAATGCCAGCCAGTTTAATGGATCTGCGCCGAAGATAACCTGTAAGCCGAAGGGCAAAATCATTCGCGTACCTGATAACTATGATCCCGTTTATCGCACGTACTCCGGTAGCTGGTCGGGCGGGTTTAAATGGGCGTACAGCAATAATCCCGCCTGGATTTTTTACGATCTCCTGCTGGATGAGATTTACGGTATAGGTTCGCGCATTGATGCCAGCATGATTGATAAGTGGGAGCTGTATGAAATAGCACGCTATTGCGATGAATCTGTTTCTGACGGCGCGGGCGGCACTGAACCCAGATTCACCTGCAATGTGTTTATTCAGAGCCAGCAGGACGCCTACACGGTACTTAACGACCTGGCAGCGGTATTTCGCGGGATCACGTTCTGGGGCAACGAGCAGCTTTTTGTTAAAGCTGACGTGCCGCAGGATGACGTTGACTGGGTTTATACCGCGTCAAACGTTATTAACGGCGAATTCTCTTACGCTGGCGGCAGCTACAAAAAACGTTATTCCTCATGCCTGGTGTCATGGTCTGACCCTGTCAACCATTACAGCGACACGGTGGAAGGGGTCTATGACTCTGCCCTGGTTGAGCGTTACCAGATTAACCAGCTCACGCTTACGGCTATAGGCTGCACAAAACAGAGTGAGGCGCACCGACGCGGCCGCTGGGCGCTGCTGTCGAGCGTTAAAGACGGCTCAGTGACATTTGGTGTCGGGCTCGACGGCTACATACCGTTACCGTCGCAGGTGATAGGGGTTGCCGATCCGTTCCGTGCTGGTATCCAGAACGGCGGGCGTATGAAGTCGATAAAGGGGCGGGTCGTGACTCTTGATCGCGCCATTGACTATGAGGCCGGTGCTCGTCTGGTTATGAACATGCCTGATGGTACCACCCAGTCGCGCACCATTGAGGCCGTAGACAACGAAGAGCATACGGTAACCCTTACAACTGCATACAGCCAGACACCCGTTTACGGAGCTGTATGGGCTATCGACAGCGACAAGGTAGCTATTCAGTATTTTCGGGTGATGTCTGTTGCCGCTAACGACGATGAAACAGGCGGTTTCACCATTTCGGCAATTCAGCACGACCCTGAGAAATATCGCTACATCGATGACGGCGTGCGTATCGAAAGCCCTCCGATCACAGTTACACCGATTAATGTTCTCAGTGCGCCTGAAAACATTGTT